AATGAGATGATGTTGCTTTAATATCATAATCCGGGTCTGAACCTCCACCAATTACTTTTACCGTAAATAAATTGTTACCACCACTTTGAGCACCTTCTGCCGTTTGAGCTGCCAATCCAAATAATTGTTCTCTTAGATTAGCAACTTCTTGTTCCAAAGATTCATTTCTTGCAAATAAAGATACTCTTTGAACTGCCTCATTAATTGAGTTTTGAATAGCGTTTGTTAAATCAATAGTAGTAGTTGCTACTTGCTCATTTGCGGTAATGGCTTGTTGTTCTGAAACATTAGCTTTTAATATTTGATTATCCGCTTCTATTTTCAAACTTTCACTTACAATTTCTAATTCAGAAATTTTTGAATTTAAATTACCTACTTCTGTATTTAAATTAGTAACCTCTAAAGTTAAATCATCAATTCTTTCCAAAGCATCATCATAAATTGTTTTAAGAACCATCGCTGGTAAATCAGGAGCTTCTTGTGGAATTAATTCAAATATTTCAGTATCTATTGATTTTTTTAGTTCATTAGTATTGTACTTTGGTCTAATTAGTTGTCCACTTATAATACCATCACCTAAATCAGATTCTCTAAATAGACGTACACCAGCGGAGTTTCTCTGAACTAATGCAGTAGAACCACTTACTAAAATTTGTTGAACTTTTTGTTCATTTTTTAATCCGCTGTTTTTCATCTTACGATATTACGCTAAATGTATAATCTTCATCAAAGAAATTATCAACTCCATTAATGGTAACTTTAAATTCTATTTTATATACTCTATCCACTTCCCAATTTGATAAATTCAGATTGAAGTAATTACCAGTTGAATCACAACTTAATTTTGTGTAATCCGAAAATGGAACAATGATATCATCAGAATGATAATCTCTGATTTGGTAGTACGATGTTGTTGGTAAGAATTTACTTATACCATATTGTGCGGTTGTTGAGAATGTTTTAACTGGATATAAATCCCTACCGACTACTCTCAACTTTGGAGTTGTGTTTACTCTATATTCTTTTTTAAAGTTTTTGATTCCAACTTTAATTTCTTCAGATGTTAGTTCGGTTAATGAACCAGTTGTAAAAGAAACATCATTCCAACCAATTCTAACTTTTGGCTGATGAATTGTATTAGTTTCTTTACTAAAGAATTTTAGAATACCATAATCGTTTGTATCTTCTTCAACGGCGTTTGTGTGTTTTACAATTAATCCTTCGTTGTTAATTGAACCACTTAACCAGCTTTGAACGATAGTAGTAATATTTGCATTAATATCTTTAGATTGATATGAAAAATTTTGAAAACTACTTAAATCAGAATACCAAACACCTCCTCTGCCAGCAAATGAACCAGTGGATGTTCCAGCAAATACAGGCAATCCATTATCAACTACACTTACCCATCTTAAAGAAGAATCACCTTCTCTATAATTCCATGTTACACCAGAGGTAGATATATCATCAAAACGAGTACCATTACCCATCTCCCAACTTTCGGATATTGGATGAATGTTAATTGAAAAATCCAATGGTAGTTCTTCGGATTCAGTTTCTCTCATTATAAGAGTTGCTTCTTCGAATCCCACACTTCCATTTGATAGTGATGATGAGAAGTTACTCACATCAAATTTAAGGAGTGCTCTGGATACATCTTTGATGTTACCATAGTAAACCTTACTTACCTCTAATACTTCATCTAAACCACAATTTTGGTCAGGTTGTTGTAAGTAAACCGATGCATCTTTTGATGCTGTGAGGAAATAGTATGCCATTATCTTGCTCTCCCTTTAATATCCGCATCTGGAAATTTAACTTCAAAAACCGATGGGTCTAAAGATGGATATAAAATCTTATCTTTAATCGCCGCTTCTATATTATATGAGTTTGGTGAATACTGTCCACCACATTTATTTACAATTTTTAATTTTGGAACTGAACTTACACCTTCTACATTTGCTACAATCAATTCTAATTCTGAAATGTTGATAGTATTATTAAAAGTCCAATTATTAATGTTAAAATAATCTTTTAATTCTTGAATACAATTTGCAACAACTTCTGATTTATTATAATTTTTAAATGTAATTACTTCGAATTCAATACCAATATTAATAATAAATCCATCATTTATATTTACACCATCGGTTAAAATTTTGTATTCGGAAAGGTATGTTTTTAAGTTTTCTTTTATTGCACTATTTAAAGAACTTAGTTTTCCATCCGAATCATATCCCAACAAATATAAGTTAATTGCAAATGGGTTGTTTTTTTCGTTTTCGTTTGAAGTTTTACCAATTAAATATTTTTGTATTTCTTGTTGAACACTTCTTCTATCTGGCTCTTCATCATCCGGCTTTTCAACAAAACTCATTACTAAATCAGTAAACTCTTGTAAAGCTTTTGGTGAAGAAAGAATTGATGATGGTGAGTTGTTATCCAATGTACCATCTGCCGTAGCGTATGCTTTTGCAATCGAACCAAACTTAGTTGGCATCGATAATACTCTTACTTCATAATCCTTAGCTGTTACTGCTCTATTTTGAGAACCGAAGTTTGCCAAAGCGTTCTGTCTGATTTCTTCAATGGTATCACCACCTTTACCACCAGTTGCAGGAACTTCATTATCTACTGCTAATGAATTTTTGGTTGAATTGTATATTGCTAATTCTTGTGGTGTTAATAATGTAGTATCTTCTTCATATTCAACACCCCTAATTTGAGTAAGAGTTCCCTTCTTTACATTTGATGAAATTCCACCCCCAACCAAATATTTTACAGTTATAGTTGTGTTTGATGGGGAAGAGCCATATGTATTTGTTTTTAAAAAGTTCGTAGGGTCAAATGATTCATTTAATTTAGAAATAGAATTAGGTAACCCCAACCCAACATTTTTAACCGAAGGTATAATAGTTTCTTCACTAACAGATGGGTCTCCAGCACCAAACTGAATTGTTGTGGTACTATCACCATTTACTTTTTTAACAAACCTACGAGATGTTTTAAGTGTGTTTAATATATATGGTACTGTCGATTTAAACTGATATAAGTCTGGGTCATTAGCCGCTGTATTTGGGTAATCAACAAATATTAACTCCTGTCCTAAATAAGGAACTTCATACCATTTGTTTCCATTTGAATCTCTTACATCGTAGATATCGATAATGTTAGTATCGGATAAATCAATAGTTCTAAATGCCTCATATGAACCAAAAGTAAACTCTTGTTCTTTTATTTCAGCCGATATAGCTTGTACATTTTTCTTTACTAAATAAAAAGAAGTTTCTCCACTAACAGAATCAGTTTGATATATTGTAATTTCTCTATCAACATCATCGGAAAAATCTACTACATCTTGCGTAATGAATCGTACACCATTTGCAGATTCAACCACCATACCTTCTTTTAATTTCAAAAGATATGTTTCATCATAGGTATTATTTACACCAGTTCCAGTTGATGGAACTAATTGATAAACCGAAAGAGTTGTTACTGATGGTGATGTTACTTTTGGTTTATATCCCAAATATTGTGAAAGTGAAATTACATTTTCAATATCATCCGCATGAACCATTAATGATTCTTTTAAAGTATCATCAATATAATATGAAAGTGAATCACCAATGTAAGATGCCATTTCGATAAACATCATACCTGGAGATGATTCGTTAAAATCAGAATAAGTAGCTGGGAAATAAGTTTTTGCAAACTCAATTAGATTACCTCTAAATTCGGCAAAATCTTTGTTGAGGTATTTAATATCCTTACCCCTATTCTTAAAATTCTTTGTTGTTTTTGTTATTGCCATATCTTATTATCCCTGAACTGTAAATGTTAAGGTTTCTAAATTAATATCATTTCCTATTCTAAATTTAATTGAAACATTTAATCTATTATTATCTCTTAACTCATCAGTTGATTCAATATCAATTTCTTCTGCTGTAACATATGGTAGCCATTGTTGTAAACTTTCATTTATTGTATCCTCAATCCTACCTTCCAAATCATCTACATTTGGTTCGAAAAGTAATTCCTGCAATCCGCTACCAAACTCAGGTTGTAAAACTCTTTCACCTCTTTTAGTAAGAAGTAAATTTTTGATATTTGATTTAACTTGGTCTTTGGTTAAATAAGATTGTTCAAATGTATTCTCACCAAAAGTTAATGGTAAAGTAATCCCAATAGCATAATTTGCATATTGTGGTGTATCTTTAACAATCTTTCTACCAATTTCAACAGCCATAGTTTATTACCTATCCATTCCAGGTCTCCAAGGACCTTTCTTTTTATCTAATGCCTTCATCAAACCACTATAATCTCTATTGAGTGCTTTATCCAATGCAGGATTTCCAGTTTGAACACCTAACCCTTGTTTTGGTGCCATATCACCATAACCCATTTGTTGTGCTATATTTTGTTGCCCTAATGTATGAGTTGATGTTGAATCAAATCCCATCGTTCTCCATTCATCACCAGCACCAGTTGATTGTCTTTGACTTGAGTTAAATGGTTGTGTTTGTTGTAACACTTCATTTAACACTGGGTTTTTACTTAATGGTTTTTTTGGTTGATTGTGTAACACATTTTCAACAATAGGTTCATCCATAAAAGTTGGTTGTTTGGGTTTTTGAGGTGCAATAGCTTCTCGTAGCTG